AATAAATCTACGACTGCATATACTTCGTCTAATGAAGTAGCAAACGGAAATGGTTACACTACTAAAGGAAACGCGCTTACAAGTGTTACTCCTGTTTTATCTACAGACACAGCAGTTTGTGATTTCGCAGATACAAGTTTTACATCTGCTTCTTTCACAGCAAGAGGTTGTTTAATTTTTAACGAAGATGCATCAGGTGATCCATCAGTTTGTGCAATTGATTTTGGTGCAGATAAAACTGTAACTAGTGGAACTTTTACAATTCAATTTCCAACAGCAGACGCATCAAACGCGATCATCAGAATAGCGTAAGGAGGAGCAACGGATGTCCGTTACTCGAACTTTTACAGTAACGGTTGTTAGCACCGGCTCTGGTAATAAATATTTTATTGATGGGGTACAACAAGCTACAATTAATTTAGCTGAAGGTTACATCTATAAATTTGATCAATCAGATTCATCAAACGATACACACCCTTTAAGATTTGCAACAGCAGAAGACGCTTCAGGAGGATCTCAATATACAACTGGTGTAACTGCAAGTGGAACACCAGGGCAAGCTGGAGCATATACACAAATTACAGTCGCAAGTTCTGCTCCAAATTTATATTATTATTGTACAAGCCACGGAGGAATGGGTGGTCAAGCAAATACTCCAGTAGCAACTACTTGGAGTATGTTAACTTGGGATCAAAATTCTTGGGGTGATCAAGATACAACTAACGTTTTTCCAACAGGAGTTTCAGCTACTTCATCTACAGGAGATTTGACTGCATTTAATTTAACAGGTTGGGGCGGAACAGGTTGGAGTGTTGGTGAGTGGGGCGCAGTAAATGACAACACTGTAGAATTAACTGGTGTATCTGCAACTGTTTCAGTAAACGCAGATGGATTATTATCTTATACAACAAATGGTTGGGGTAGAAATACTTGGAACTCAGAAGCTTGGGGAGACAGTAACAACCCGGTATTTACTTTAACAGGTTTATCAATGACGTCTTCTGTTGGAAGCGTAGAATCTTTTAACGAAAAAGGTTGGGGTGGTAGATTTTGGGATGAAGGTGAATGGGGACAAGTTGGTGATACCAGAGTAGATCTTTCAGGATTTGAATTAACTACATCTCTCGGAACATTAGAAGCTTACAATGAAATTGGTTGGGGTCATGATGGTTGGGGTGAAGAAGCTTGGGGACAAGCAAATGATGTATCAGCAGAATTAACAGGTATATCAGCTACTTCTTCTGTTGGATCAATAGCTCCTGCGGATGTAATGGGCTTAACAGGAATTTCTACAACTTCTTCTGTTGGATCAATAGCTCCTGCAGATGTAATAGGACTAACAGGAATTTCTGCAACTATTTCACTTGGATCTCCGGATGCAGCTGATGTAATGTTACCTACAGGTCAATCTGCAACTTCTTCTGTTGGATCATTAAGTCCTGCAGATGTAGTAGGTTTAACTGGTCTTTCTGCGACTGTTTCTTTAGGTGGAACGGATGAAAATTCAAATCCTATAGTAACACCAACTGGAATATCAATGACTTCTAATGCAGGTTCTTTAGCACCTGCTGACGTTATGGGCTTGACTGGATTGTCTGCAACGTTTAATGTAGGGTCAACAACTATTGTTACAAGTTTAGATTTAACGTTAACAGGACAATTAGCAACGTCAAATGTAGCTGCTTTTGGAACCGCTTCAGGCTTTGGAATTCAAGCATATCAAAGTGTTGACACAGGTTCTAATACGAGCTATACAGATGTTGCTTAAGTATAAGCAAAATTAGGAGATAAAAAATGGCTTCAACATACACACCTTTAGGGGTCGAACTTCAAGCAACTGGCGAAAACGCTGGAACATGGGGAACGAAAACTAATACAAATTTACAAATTTTCGAACAAATCGTTGGCGGATTTTCTGCTCAATCAATAGCAGGCGGTGCACAGACTACAGCTTTATCTGTATCTGATGGATCAACTGGTGCAGTTCTATCTCATAGAATGATTGAGTTTACAGGTTCAATTACAGGAAACCAAATCGTAACTATTCCATTAGATGTTCAAACATTTTATTATTTAAGAAATTCAACATCAGGTGCTTACACAGTACAATTTAAATATACATCAGGAAGTGGTGATTCACTTACTTTTTCATCAACTGATAAAGGTGATGCTGTTGTATTTGCAACTGCAAACGATGGAACTAATCCAGATATTTATACTTTACCAAATGGTAATGTTACTACAGGTGGAACACAAACTTTAACAAACAAAACTTTAACAGCTCCAAAAATTGCAGACGCCGGTTTTATTGCAGATGCAAATGGTCTGGAACAAATAATATTTCAAACAACTTCATCAGCAGTAAATGAATTAGAAGTTACAAATGCAGCAACAGGTAATGGTCCAATTCTTGGATCAAGTGGAGAAACAAATGTTGATCTTAACATCACTCCAAAAGGAACTGGAAGAGTAATTCTAGGCGCTGGTGCTATTCAAAACTTAACTGAAAAAGCTACAGTATCTGCAACAGCAGCAACTGGAACAATTAACTATGATGTTAGAACACAAGCAGTTTTATATTTTACATCTGCAGCAACAGGAAATTTTACAGTCAATATTAGAGGAGATGGTTCAACTACATTAAACAATATTATGGATACAGGTGAATCAATTACTGTTGCTTTCTTAGTAACATGCACAGGATCACCTTATTACAATAACGCTTTTACAATCGATGGAGTTTCAAAAACACCTGAATGGCAAGGTGGAGCAGCACCTTCAGCTGGGAACGCAAACTCCATAGATGCTTATGTTTATACTATTTTTAAAACTGGAGACGCAGCATTTACAACTTTAGCATCACAAACACAGTTTGCGTAACAATGGTTAATAAAACGAAAGGAAACAGAGTATGCCAATCATAGGATCACGTGGAGCAGCATCTTCAAGAGGCTTCGGACAAACAGGAGGCAAAAAAAATATAGTTTCTTTTGATTATTTAGTTGTCGCTGGAGGTGGATCCGGAGGAACCCAAGGTTACGGAGCAGGTGGCGGCGGCGGAGGCGGATTTAGAACTTCTTTTCCAGGAGGAACTAAGATTGAATTTGTTACAGGGAATAACACTATAACAACTGGAACAGGTGGATCAGTAGCCTATCCTCCTGGAGTAGGTACTAGGGGTAATAATTCTGTAATAACTGGAGACAATTTTACAATAACATCAACAGGTGGCGGCGGAGGAATGGGCGGTGATTATGGTTCGCCCAATAATCCTGAATGGTCGGTAATACCTGGAGGTTCGGGAGGTGGAGCAAGTTTATCAGATCCACCATTTGACAGCTCGCCTTTTTTACCAGGTGGTAGGGGTCAAGGAAATACTCCCCCAACTTCTCCCCCTCAAGGAAATAATGGTGGCCCACCAAATAGAGCTTTCGGTGGATCACACCCTTACGTTCCATCAGGCGGTGGCGGAGGTGGCGCTGGATCGGCTGGTAATGTTAGTGGCCCTCCTTATTATGCAGGACCAGGAGGTCCCGGAGGCAACGGAGCCCCAAATACAATTGCTCCTGCTTATCCAGGAGGAACTACTTTTGCTGGTGGTGGCGGAGGCGATTCTTGGGATGGCCCTCCTCAAGATCCAGGCGGTACTGGAGGCCCAGGCGGCGGAGGTCCCGGAGGATCTACTGGACCAGCAACAAATTCTAAAGGAACGGATGGCCTTGGCGGCGGTGGCGGCGGAGGAGCAGCACCTCCTATTCCTGCTCGAGTAGCAGGAGATGGAGGAGACGGTGTTATAATTTTAAGAACACCAAGTGCTTCAGCACCTTTAATAACAGTTTCACCAGGAACAAATACTAAAACAACAGAGCCTTCATCAGGTGATACTATTTGTACATTTACAGTAACAGGGACTTTAACAATCGCATAATTATGAAAAAATATTTTGCTGAAATAAACACAATAAATATAGTACAAAGAATAGTGACTGCTGAAAATGTAGAAGATCTTAAACTATCTAATTTAGATTACCGTTGGATTGAAACTTGTAAAACTGGAGGAAATATTAGAAAAAACCCTGCAGTCATGGGTTTTACTTATGATGAAAGCAGAGATGCTTTTATTTCACCAAAACCTTTTGATAGTTGGACTCTTAATGAAACAACTTGTCAATGGGAAGCACCTGTAGCAACACCAGTTACTTATACAATATCTGATAATGATCCGGAAAGATCAAGACAGCCTGATCCTTATAGCTGGAACGAAGAACAACAAAATTGGATCTTACGCAGTTAATTTTTTAATTTTTTCTTTCAGCCGTATAATTCTATCAGAAAATTCTTCATTAATTTTTACAATAGTTTCAATATGAAGTTTTAATTTTTCATTATCTTCAGTTAAAGTTTTATTTAATTCTCTTTCTGAGATTTTAACCATTTTTTCCATTTGATACTTATCTTCTAGTTCTTTAATTATTTCATCTTTAGACATTTTTTCTCCTTATATTTTTCTCATAAATTCATCTAATCTAGGTAATCCTAAATGAACCCTACTATCAAATAAATTATTTTTTGCTTTTTTATTGGATAAATTATTATAGTGTAAAAATACTTGTGCACAATTTTCTCCAATAAACTTTTCTCTCCAATGTTCTAATTCACAACCTCTATATATCAACATATCACCAGGTTTTAAATTAACTGTTACCCCTTTGTTTTGGCTGGATACTGTTATCTTTTTACCATCAGGTATACCTACATTTTTCTTTGGCTCTAAATGTATAGGCCATGAATCACCACCAAGGTTTAATGTTGTAGATATTTCACAACTAAATCTGTCTTTATGTCTTTCTAAGACATCTCCTTTTTTGTAAATTCTTGCATAAGAATAATTGGGACTTAATTTTAATTTAGTTTTCTTTTCCATAAAGGGAAGTATTTTTGCTAGTAAAACTTCCATTAATATATCTCCATACATAGAATAGGTATTAGGAACTTGTTTATCTTTCCAAGTTCCCCATTCAGGGGAATTTAACGGAATATAATCTGTTTTAAAAAAAGTATCTGCTGTTTTTCTTTTTAACAAAAGATATTCATAAATGAATTGCGCTACGTCAGGGGCTAATACATTTTTTTCAATTAAAAATTTATTTTTCTTAAAACTCATTTCTTGCAAACCATTTCTTTTTTTATGTATTTTAATTTTTTATTTTCTTTTATTTTCCATTTTAAATAAGATGGAAAAAAAATCAAGCTTCCTTCAACAGGTTTATATATTACTTCATCTAAACCAGGTGTATTTAAAATTCTATCTTTTAATGGTAGTTTTTTATGGTTAGTTCTAGGGTCCTCAAAAATTAAAAGAGGACTTTTATCGGGGCATTTTAAAAAGAATAAACAATGAATATGGGATTGTTTTATTGAAGAAGAAATCTTTACTTTATGTTCTTTTAAATCATACCCCATGTTTTCTAAAATATGTGAGGAAGCTTTAATTAACTGTTGTTCAAATTCTTTTTTATTGAAGAAAGATTTATTTTTCTTCAACCAGTCTTTATGGACTGTAGAATAAATTAATGTAGTAAAAAAAGATATAAAAGATAGTGAGAGCATTTTATCTAAAAGGTTCTCCTACATTCCAAACAACCAATGAATATCTAGTTCCTTTAGTGACAGGAGAAACTTTGTGCCAAACAAAACTTGGAAAAATTATAATAGACCCTTGTTCTAATATTTCTTTGCAAGTGTATATTTTTTCTTTTTTTGTAGGCATTTTATTTCTATATGCAAATTGCAAATTACCACCTTTATATTTACTTGAATCACTTAATGAAATAGTTACAGATAATTTTCTTATCTTACCTTTTTGACTTCCATTCTTGTACGGTTCTGGATTACTATCACAATGCCAATCATAATATTGACCCTTGTCATATTTTGTAAATTGACAAGCTTCTGGACTTTGCCATTCAAAATTCCATCCAGCTCTTTTATTTGCTTCGTGTATATATGGTAATATTCTTTTATAAACCCAAGGTTCCGAAAGCCAACTTATATTTGAATCTCTAGTTTTTCTTAGATTTTTTAATTCACTTTTATCTAATGGAAATCTTACTTCATCTCTTTGAGATCCACCCCCTACTAACGCAATTTTTCTTTGTTTAGACTCACCTAACTGAATGACATCTTCACAAAATTTTTTAGAAAAAGCTTTTTTAAAATAATAAAAATAGTTTTTTAGTAGCATTGTTTATTTCTTTATAATATTATAAGAATTTATAACATAAAATAAATAAAAAACAATAGATAAAAAGAAAGAAAAAACAGTGAAAAATAAAGATCTATATGAACAGTGATTTTATACTTACAAAAGATAATGTATTTAATTTAGAAGAATGTAAAAGATTAATAAAAACTTACAAAAAAAATTTAAAATTACATAATATAATAGATTATTATTATAGTGATATTTTAATTAAAGAATTTAAATTTTTAGATAGGCTTTCAAAAGTAATTAATGTTTATATTAAAACTTACCCTGAAATAAATTTAACTCCTTCGCTTTGGGCTTTAGATTCTTTAAGGTTTAAATTTTTTAAGAAAGGACAAAGTTTTAAAAATTATCATTCAGAAGTTGGTTTGCCAACTCCTTACAGAGTATTAGGTTTACAAATTTATTTAACAAACAATAAATGCGGTACAGAGTTTTATAGAAGTAAAAAAATAATAGAAAGTAAAATTGGTAGAGTATGTATTTTCCCTGCTTATTTTACACATACTCACAGAGGGCAAATTGACTTAAAAAAAGAAAGAAGTATTATAACGGGTTATTATTCTTTTTGTAAACACGAAGGTAAAATTAAATGAAAATAGCTGTTTTAGGAACAGGCACGGTAGGAGTTATGTCAGTTCTACACTTCTTAAGATATTTAGATAATTCAGAAATTACCTGTATCTACAATCCTAATAAAAAAATCCTAGGTATAGGAGAGAGTAGTAATGTTCAACTACCTCACTTGTTGTACCATTCTGTTAAATTTAACGTATTTATTAATTCTGATGAATTAAGTTCAACTGTAAAATTAGGAGTGCTTTATAAAAATTGGAGAAAGAAAGAATTTATTAGTCCTATCTTACCAACAAACTATGCGATGCATTTTGATAATTTTGCTTTGTCAGAGAAGATGTTTGATAGAGCTAAAAAAATTTATGGAAAAAGATTTAAAATATTAAACAAAGATATAAAAGAAATAAAACAGGACGATAAAGAAGTTACTATATTATTTAATAAAGGTAAAAAAACATACGATTACGTGATTGATTGTCGAGGATATCCTGAAGATTATTCTGACTATCATATGATTACTTCACTTCCTATCAACAGAGCGTTTGTTAATTTAATACCTGAACCAGGTAATTGGGATTACACTTATCATTATGCACATAAAAATGGTTGGATGTTTGGTATACCCTTAACACATAGACAAGGATGGGGATATTTATTCAACGATAAAATAACATCAGAACAAGAAGCCGTGAATGAGATTAATCAAATATTTAAATCAAATAAAACTAAGAAAGATTTAAGAGATTTTAATTTTAAACCTTACAGAGCTAAAAAATTTTTAGAAGGTAGAATAATTAAAAATGGAAATAGGGCTATTTTTTATGAGCCTATGGAAGCATTATCGGGAGTGTATTATGATGGTTTAAACAAGTTTTTTTATGATTACATTAATAAACAAATTGATCAAGAAACAGTCAATGAAGTCTTAGATGTAAAAGCTAAACAATATGAAAATTTTATTTGTTATGTTTACAATCAAGGTTCTATTTATAAAACTAAGTTTTGGAAAGACGTAAAGAAATCAACTGACAAACACTTAAAAAATAATGAAATATGGAATAAAACTTTACATACATTAAATAATAATCAAGATAACTTAGATCTAACTTGGCCTTTTTATAATGATTCTTGGAATCATTTAAAAGAAGGATTTAAAATGTAATGAAGATAGTAGAGAAATTTTCAAAATATCTTAATCAAATAGAGAGACCCAAGAAAAAATTATCTTGGAATATTGCAGGTATTATAGAGGGTCAAAATTCTTTTTATAAATTTGATGTTAGAGATATGATAAAATTATCTGATGGGACATCTGCTCAAAAAGGTAGTACAGATAGTGGGGCAGATAAAATGGTTTTAGAAATGGAACATAAATGGGTTATTTTAGATTTAAAAGAACTTCATCTATACATAAATAAAAATAAACTCACTAAAGTCTACATAAATGATTTGATCTCAGATCTAGAATGGACTATATTTTTAGCCAAAAATTAGTATAATGGTATATTATGGCATTACAAAAAGTACAATTCTTACCAGGCTTCAATAAACAAATCACAGAAACCCAAGCAAGAGGTCAGTGGGTAGGTGGTGACAATGTTAGATTTAGATATGGCACACCTGAAAAAATAGGTGGTTGGTCACAGTTAGGTGAGAACAAGCTTACTGGAGCTGCTAGAGCTATGCATCATATTGTTAATAGTCAAGGTGTTAAATATTCTATTATAGGAACAAATAGAATATTGTACGCTTACTCAGGTGGTGTTTTTTATGACATACATCCCATTAAATCTACAACAACTTTAACTAATGCTTTTAGCACTACAAATGGATCACCAACTGTAACAATAACTTTTTCTACAGGTCATGGTCTTTCTCCTGGTGATATTATTTTATTGGATAATTTTACAGCTATAACTGGATCTAATTATTCTGCGTCTGATTTTGATGATAAAAAATTTATGGTAACAACTGCGCCAACCAATCTTACAATAACTATAACAATGGCATCAAATGAGTCTGGTTCAGGTGCTACAACATCTGGAGGTATTAGAGTTCAAATTTATTATCCAGTAGGACCTGCAGAACAATTACCTGGATTTGGTTGGGGCTTAGGACAATACAGTGGTACAGTAGCTAACCCACAAACAACAACTTTAGATGGAGCCATTAACTCATCTACAACAACTATAGTTTTAACAAGCGCAACAAACTTTCCATCAACAGGAACAAATTTTATAAAAATAGGCACAGAAGAAATGTCTTACACGGGTATATCTACAAACACTTTAACAGGAGTAACAAGAGGCGTTAGAAACACAACTGCAGCATCACATTCTGATGGAGATACTATTACAAATACTTCTGATTTCGTAGCGTGGGGCGAGGCTGCATCAGGTGACTTAACTATTGATCCAGGCCTTTGGTCTATTGATAATTTTGGTAATAAAATTATTGCTCTTATACACAACAAACAAGTTTTTGAATGGAACGCAGATGCATCTAATGCAACTGCAACAAGGTCTACAATTATTACCGGAGCGCCAACTGCATCAAGAGACATGATTGTATCTACTCCAGATAGACACTTAGTATTCTTTGGAACAGAAACAACAATAGGAATACCAAGCACTCAAGATCAAATGTTTATTAGATTTTCTAATCAAGAAGATATTAATACTTATACTCCAACAGCAACAAACACGGCAGGTACACAGAGACTTGCAGATGGTTCAAGAATTATGGGAGCGGTTAGAGGTCGTGATGCTATTTACATTTGGACGGACACAGCGTTGTTTACTATGCGTTTTATTGGTCCACCATTTACATTTGGTTTTGCACAGGTAGGTACAAACTGTGGATTGATAGGACAAAATGCTGCGGTAGAAGTAGATGGAGCTGCATACTGGTTTTCAGAGAATGGTTTTTTTAGATATGCTGGTGCTCTTCAATCATTACCTTGTCTAGTAGAAGATTTTGTTTTTAATGATTTAAACACAACAGCTAATCAACTTGTAAATGCAGGATTAAATAATTTGTTTGGTGAAATTAATTGGTTCTATTGTTCTTCAGGTTCAACAGTTGTCAATAAAGTAGTAACGTTTAATTATTTTGAATCTTCACCGGAAAGACCAATATGGACAACAGGAACATTAGATAGAACAACGTGGCAAGACTCAGCAGTATTTGGATTACCTCATGCTACTGATTATGATGCTGGATCAAATACTTCTTATGACGTTGTTGGAAATACAGATGGATGTACAATTTATTACGAACACGAAACTGGCACAGATCAAGTAACATCTACTGCTACAACTGCTATAATTTCTAACATAGAATCTGGAGACTTTGATATTAGTCAAGGTGGTGATGGTGAGTTTTTTGCAAAAATTAGAAGA